TTGGGTTTTTTCCATGAGTTCTTGGTTGTACTTTCTGAGCTGCTCCTCGTTGCGCTGCTTGAATTCTTTGCTCTTGTCGATCTCATTGAGACAAAGGGCTGCGACTCCAGCGTACGGGAGAAAGGCGAGGAAGAGTAGTTTTAGTAGTTCTTTCATGTGGGTAGTAGTTTAAAGGTTTTGGGGGTTTTAAAAAGATTTATTTTTTATTTTTTTTGCATGAACTCAGCGATCTTTGCTTCCTTTTCTGCTGCCCATTTGCGAGCTGCGATCACTCTTTCGACATAGCTTCCTTCGCTTGGCTTGTTCTCAACGCGAGTTGCCTCATTCCACTTAGCGAGATTTCTTGCTGCTGCTTCTGCGATTTCTTTATTGGTTCTTTGTTTTTCCATGGCTGTAGTTTACTAATTTTTTTTGTGTTCTGTAAAGAGAAAAAGAATCTTTTTTTATTCGATCACGAACCACCCAAGATTTTTTGGGTCCATCTTAGAGATCCATGCTTCACACTCTTCGAGAGTGCCTGAGAACATCCAATCGCTTGAGTAGAAGTGATATACATTTTTTATTTTCATGAACGTAGTTTAGCAGAATCTCAGAAAAAAACAAGCACAAAAACTGAATTATAAAACAATGTCTTTAGATAAAATAAAACAAATAAAATTAGATAAAATAGCTAATGTAGGTTGTCATATTTATTGTTGGACAACTAATAAATTTTTAAGACAAACATTTGATGTTTTTGAGGAATGGTGTGTTAATTATCATTTAACTTTGGTGTGGACTAAACATAATGGAATGACACCAAATTTTGCTTATAAATTTGCAACTGAATTTTGTTTGTTGGGATTTTTTGGTAAACCAATGCAAAAGTTTTTAAAATGTGGAAAATTAAATTGGATTAATACAAATGCACCAAGAAAGCATTCAACAAAACCAAATTGTTTTTTTGATCTTGTAGATGAAATGTCTCCATCTCCTAAATTAGAAATGTTTGCAAGAGATAGAAAATTAGGTTGGGATGCTTGGGGTGATGAAGTATGAGTTTTGATAATGGATTAGATGCACATCAACAAGCTGTACTTGATCATAGATATGAACAGTTGATGAAAGAAGCTAAGAAAAAAGATCCCAAGTATTATGCACAAATGATGAAAGAGATTGATTTAATCAACAATAAAAATTATTCTAGTGATGATATGAATGAGATAAAAAAAGATCAGTTGGGATTTAAATGGTAGCACCATTAATACCTATTATTGCTGGAGCAGTTGCTAGAACTACAGCAGTAAGATTGCTTGCTGGTAATAAAGGTAATGATCTTTTAAGAGATAGAGTAAAGTCATCTGTTAAAGGTAAGATACAAGGTCTTAATATAAATGTATCAGCTAATATAAAAGAAGTTACAAGACAACTAAGTAGAACACAAAAAAGACAAATACCTTTTGCTACATCAAGGGCATTGAATGATACAGCTTTTAGTATAGCTAGAAAAGATCTTCCTAGATTTGCTGATAGAATATTTACTGGTGGTGCTGTACCTTTTACTAAGAGAGGATTTAAGTTTATTAAGTCTAATAAAAGAAAAGGAACAACAAACTATTTAACTGCATTTGTTTTTATTGATAAGCTTCAAGGATCATATATGAAGTTTCAAGTAGATGGTGGTGTAAGGAAACCTAAAAGAAAAGCTATACTGATACCTACAAATAAATTAAGAGTTAATAAATATGGTAACATCACTAGAGCAACTAGATCTAATATTATAAATAATAAATCTAAATATTTTAAAGGCGTACCTAAAGGTAGGTTTGGTGAAGTTTATGAAGGTATATGGGAAAGGTCTGGAGATAATCAAAAGATTAGAATGGTTGCCAAGTATAAGGATGATGCAAGATATAATAAGAAATTTCCATTTCCTACCATTGTAGAGAAGTTAGTAAACAACAGAACAAAAGGATTTAGAGCAAGGTTTGAGCAGAGATTAAGAGAAGCTTTAGCTAGTGCTAGATAAAAAGGTACTTACTAGGGCAAACTATTGTGGGTAATTCGTGATCGCAAAGTATTTCTAGCGACAGACTTTTAAAAAAAAGTAGAAAATTATGGAAGCAACAGAAAAAATAAATACAAAAATGGGCAGACCACCAATAACTGATCCAGACTATAATCTTGCTAGAGCAAGGAAAATGGAAGCAGATGCTGAGTTAACTGAACTAGAATTACTTAAAGCTAAAGGTGAATTAGTTCCAACTGATGAGGTGAAGAATGAATGGATAAATGCATTATCAAGTATGAGGGCAAAGTTATTAAGTTTACCAACAATAACTGCACCTCTTGTTTCAAATGAAACTGATGTTAGTATAATACAGGACATAATAGAAAAACAAATACATGAAGCTTTAAATGAATTATCAAATTATACACCTACAAAACAAGCAAGGTCTGAAAAGAGCAGTAGTGGAAGCAATGGCAGTACTGAAGCCACCACCAAAGTTAAAAATAAGTCAATGGGCAGACCAAGAAAGGCGACTATCATCAGAAGCTAGTGCTGAACCGGGGAGATGGTATACTTCTAGGGCAAATTATCAGCAAGGCATAATGGATAGTATTTCAGATCCATCAATTAAAGATATTGTTATAATGGCTGGATCTCAAGTTGGCAAAACTGAGATGCTTTTAAATATTGTTGGATACCATATCTCTCAAGACCCAGCACCTATGTTAGTTGTGCAACCAACTTTAGAAATGGCACAAAGTTTTTCTAAAGATAGACTTGCACCAATGTTGAGGGATACACCTTGTTTAAAAGGTAAAGTAAAAGATCCTAGATCTAGAGATGCTAATAATACTACAACACATAAAGTATTTCCCGGAGGTCATGTATCTTTAGTAGGATCTAATTCACCATCTGGATTAGCTTCTAGACCTATAAGAATTGTTTTATGTGATGAGGTTGATAGATATCCACCTTCTGCAGGGAGTGAAGGTGATCCTATTCAATTAGCAAGAAAAAGATCTGCAACTTTCTGGAATAGAAAAATAGTTATGGTATCAACACCAACTAATAAAGGTGCTAGTAGAATTGAACAAGCTTTTGAAGAATCAGATAAAAGATATTATTTAGTTTCTTGTGAAGATTGTGGAGAAGAACAGAAATTAAAATGGTCTAATGTTAAATGGGAAAAAGATAAACCAGAAACAGCTTCTTATGTTTGTGAAGGATGTGGATCTATTTGGGATGATGCTAAAAGATTTAGAGCAATTAGGAATGGTAAATGGGAAGCTACTGAAGATTTTAAAGGTGTAGCTGGATTTCATATATCTGGATTATATTCTAGTTGGACACCTTTAGCAGATGGAGTAAGAGATTTCTTATCAGCTAAAAAAATGACAGAAACTTTAAGAGTGTGGACAAATACTTATTTAGCTGAGAGTTGGGAAGATCAAGGAGAGAGAGTAGATGATTTTGCTGTAGCTGAAAGATCAGAACCTTTTGGAGAATTATTAGATAGTAATATTTTAGTTATTACTTGTGGTGTTGATGTTCAAGATGATCGTATTGAATTAGAAGTTGTAGGTTGGGGAAGGGAAGAAGAAAGTTGGAGCATTGACTATAGGACATTATATGGTGATCCTTCTACACCTCAGTTATGGAATGATCTAGATACAATCCTAAAATCTACCTATAAAACTGAAGATGGTAGAACAATAGGTATTAGGGCAACTTGTGTTGATAGTGGTGGTCATTATACTCAAGCTGTTTACAATTTTGTAAGACCAAGAGAAGGAAAAAGAATATTTGCTATCAAAGGTATGGCTGGAGAAACAAGACCTATAGTATCTAGACCAACCAGAAACAATATTGGAAAAATAAGATTATTTACTTTAGGTGTTGATAATATTAAAGAACTTGTTTTTTCAAGATTAAAGATAACTGAGGTTGGTGCAGGTTACTGTCATTTTCCAGATGATAGACCAGATGAATATTTTAAACAGTTGGCAAGTAGTGAAAAAATAGTAACAAAGTACCATAAAGGCTTTCCTAGAAGAGAATTTGTTAAAACTAGAACTAGAAATGAAGCTTTAGATTGTAGAGTGTACTCTATTGGTGCATTTAGTATCTTAAATCTTAATTTAAATGCTATAAGTGATAAAATTAATATGGAAAAAGAAAAAAAGGTAGAAAAAGAAGAAATATCACAACCAATTAGAAGAAAACCTGTTTATAGTGGTAGAAATTTTATAAATAATTGGAGATAAATTTACACTATAGTTAAATTTAATATTTTAGGTTATAATACTCTTGACAAGCAAAATTTTTTCAAAAAGGAACTGTAAAAGTGGCAAATCTTTTTAATTCTGCAAATGCTCCATTAGATGAACCATTAGAATTTGTAAAAGGTGATTTTGTTCAATGGAGACTAGATGAATACTCTACTGATTATCCTAATAGCACTCATACAATGGAATATGTAGCTAGAATTAGAGGTGGTGGAACTAGTGAATTCAAGATTGCTAGTACAACTATAGATGATGATTATCTTTTTACAATTACTTCTGCTGTAAGCACTGGTTATGATGATGGTCATTATCACTGGCAATTAGAGGTAGTTGAAACATCTTCATCAAATAGAATTGTTTTAAATACTGGTGAATGGGATATTAGAGTTGATTTGGATGATAATAATGCTGATCCAAGAGAACATTTTATGATAATGCTAGATAAAATAGAAACAGTTCTTCAAGGTAGAGCAGATGCAGATGTTTTATCTTATTCTATTAATGGAAGATCACTTTCTAAAATGAGTCCAAATGAATTAGTTGAGTGGAGAAACTATTACAAAAGAGAAGTTACTATGCATAATAGAAAAGAAAGAATCAAACACAATAAACCAACTGGTGCAACAATCGTAACGAGATTTTAATATGGGATTATTTGATTTTCTAAAAGGTAAAGCTGAAACAAAAAAAATAAAGAAAAGAACTTATGCTGGTGCTAGAGGTGGAAGATTATTTAGTGATTTTATTCAATCATCATTTAGTGCAGATAGTCAGCTTAGATATAATTTAGAAGTATTAAGAAACAGATCAAGAGAACTTGTTAGAGATAATGAGTTTGCTAGAAGATATGTTAACTTAATGAAAACAAATATAGTTGGTGATAAAGGTTTTCATTTACAAGTTAAGGCAACAAATGATGATGGAACTTTAGATGCTCCGGGCAATACAATTATAGAAAATGCTTTTAAGTCTTGGGGAAGATTAGGAAATCCTACAGTAGATGGAAGGTTATCTTGGTTGGATTGTCAGAAATATGCCATTGAAACTTTAGTTAGAGATGGTGAAGTATTTGTAAAAAAGCTTTCTGGTAGAAGATATAAAGATAATTTTGCTATTCAGCTTATAGAACCAGATATGATTGATGAAAAGAAGAATGAACTACTTTCAAATGGTAATCAAATTAGAATGGGAGTTGAATTAGATAAATTTCATAAACCAGTAGCTTATCATGTACTTACAACACATCCGGGAGATAAACATTATTCAAGACAAGTAGCACAAAAGCATATAAGAGTTCCAGCAGAAGAAATGATTCATGTTTTTATGCCTTCTAGGACTTATCAGACTAGAGGTGAACCATTTATGGCTTCAGTAATATCTAGTTTAAAAATGTTAGGTGCATATAGAGAAGCAGAAATAATTGCGGCTAGAATATCAGCTTCTAAAATGGGAATGCTTACAACACCTCATTCAGATGATTATATGGGTGATGATTTACATGAAAACTTTCAGCCAATTATAGATGTTGAACCGGGTTCTTTTCATCAATTACCTGCCGGATATGATATTAAGATGTTTGATCCAGATAGACCAAATACCTCTTTTGGAGAGTTTGAGGGTGCTATTTTAAAAGGTATAGCTAGTGGACTAAATGTATCTTATGCGGCTCTCAGTAGTGATCTAACGTCTGTTAATTACTCATCTATTAGGCAAGGTGCATTAGATGAGAGAGATCATTATAGAGCATTGCAACAATTCTTAATTCAGCACTTTGTAGAACCAATTTTTCAAAATTGGCTCATATCATCTATGGACTTTGGATCTATACCATTACCATCAAGCAAATATGATAAATTTAATGATAATGTTGTTTTCAGAGGTCGTGGATGGAATTGGATAGATCCATTGAAAGAAATAAATGCTTCTGTTGTAGGTTTACAAAATGGAATACTATCACATCAAGATGTTGCGGCTCACTATGGTAGAGATGTAGAAGAAACCTTCTCACAAATTGCAAAAGATAAGCAAATAGCAACACAAAATGGATTAAGTATGGCTTTTGAACCTTTTGGGCAAAAGTTCCCTGTAGAAGCTGAAATAACACAAGGGGATGATGATGGCGAAGTATAAAGGAGAAGAAATAAATCTAATTCCTACTGATGGAATGAAAGAAGAAGCACAAAAAGGATTAGACTGGAGAAAAGAGTTTGGTAGAGGTGGAACTGCTGTTGGTGTAGCTAGAGCAAGACAATTAGTAAACAAACAAGAACTATCACCAAGAACAGTACGAAGGATGCATTCTTATTTTAGTAGACATGAAGTTGATAAAGAGGGTGAAGGATTTGATGTAGGTGAAGATGGGTATCCTTCAGCAGGTCGCATTGCTTGGGCATTATGGGGTGGTGATGCGGGTCAATCTTGGGCAAGAGGTAAAGATGCACAACTTGATAAGATTGATGAAGGTGAAACTAGAGCAATAGAGGATGAATTTCCAGATAAAACAATTACTGCTTTAGAAAATAAAGTTAAAGAACACAATGAAGAACACGGATCAGCTAAATCTAAAAAAGTTACTTTAGGTATGTTAGCAAAAGTTTATAAAAGGGGAGTAGGTGCATATAATACCAATCCTCAATCAGTTAGACCTAATGTAAGTTCTGAAGAACAATGGGCAATGGCAAGAGTTAACAGTTTCTTATATGCTGTAAGAAATGGAAGATATAGAAGTGGGAAACATGATACAGATTTATTACCAGAAGGACATCCTATGAAAACTGAAACAGAACAAAAAAGTGAACTATTAACTAATGAAGATTTTTATGCTAAATTTGTGGAGAAAGATAATGAAACTTCAAATGAGGGAGATTCAAGAATGGATAATCAAATGGATAAAAGACATATCGTGGATGTGCAAGAGGATGATGATAAGTATACAATCACTTTTGCCAAACATCATGAAGAAGAAGAAATGGAAACAAGTGGTGGACATGAAGAAGATGAAGAAGATAAAGCAGATCATGAAGAAGAAAAGATAGGAGATCATGACGCAGGCATGAAGGAAAGAAAGCAATATTCAAAAGATGATTTAGCTTTTAGATCTTATCATTTTGATAAAGAGGTTGTAGATGAGATGAACAGAACAGTTAGAGTTGGTGTATCATCTGAAGAACCAGTTAAAAGAGATTTTGGGATGGAAGTAATGTCCCATAAAGCTGAACATATGGATTTAAAATTTTTAAACTCTGGTAGAGCACCTTTGTTACTAGATCATGATCTAGAAAAGCAAATTGGAGTTGTGGAATCAGTAGAACTTGATGAAGATGCAGGTAGATTACGTGCATTAGTTCGCTTTGGAAAAGGTGAACAAGCTTCTGAAGTGTTCAATGATGTTACAGATGGTATAAGACAAAATATCTCTGTAGGCTATCGTGTAGATGGCAAAATAGATCGTACTGAAGATGATGATGATGATAACATTGTTAGAATTAAGAGTACACCAATGGAAGTAAGTATTGTTAGCATTCCAGCAGATCAGTCAAATATGGTGGGTGTGGGCAGATCAACTTCTGAAACATTAAAATCAACCATTCAGATTAAAGGAGATAATATTATGTCTGAAAAAAATGAAATTGATGTGGCAAAAATTGAAGCTGATGCTCAAAAAGTTGCGTCAAGAAATGCTAAAGACATTATGACTTTGGCAAGAAAGCACAATAAGGCTGATCTAGGTGAAGATGCTTTAGGTAGAGGTATTTCTATTGAAGCATTTAGAGGTGAGTTATTAGATGCTATTGGCAATGATAAACCACTAGAAACACCAGCAGATCTTATTGATGCTCCACTAAAAGAGAAAAGAGAGTATTCTTTAGGTAGAATGATTAGATCTCAGATTACTGGTAAAAGATCAGAAGCAAGTTATGAACATGAACTTTCTGATGAAATTGCAAGTAGAACAGGAAAACAACCAAATGGTTTTTATGTTCCGGGTTTTGCTTGGGGTCAAAGATCTGGAGTTATGACAACAGCCGCAACAGGTGCTATATCTGGTGAAGCTGTAACAGATAACTTTGTACCAACAATTCAAAGACCAGATATGTTTATTGAAGCACTAAGAGCAAGACAAGTTCTATCTGGTTTAGGAACAACTTATATTTCTGGTTTAACAAATCGCATAAGAATGCCTAAAATATCAACTGGTGCAACTGCTGGATTTGTTGAAGAAGCAGGTGATGTATCTGATCAATCTCAAGCTGATGATGGTGTTACATTACAACCAAGAACATTAGGTGCTTTTGCAGAAATTTCTAGACTACTTATGATGGAAAGTGTCCCAGCAATTGAGCAAGTTGTTCAAGATGACTTACTAAGATCAGTAGCAGATGCTATTGAATTAGCTGCTATCAATGGTAGTGGATCATCTGGAAATCCAACAGGCATTTTACAAACATCTGGTGTTAATGATTTAGATATATCAGCAGGTACAGATGTAGCCGCTTTAACTTGGGCAGATATAACAGATCTTGCAAAGCTTGTTGAGGAAGATAATGGTGTAGTAAATGCTAATGCATTAGGTTACCTTACAAATGCAAAGGTAAAGAGTAAGTTAGCAAATACATCAAGAGTTGCTTCAACTGATAGTGTTATGTTGTTAAATGATCCTTGGAATAGCATATATGGTTATCCAATAGCATTTTCAACAAATGTGCCATCAAACCTAAATCCGGGTGATGGTGGAACAGATGCTAGTGCAATGATTTTTGGTGATTTTAGTCAGTTATTAATTGGCTTATTTGGAGCACCATCAATCTTAGTAGATCCTTATTCTGGTGGTAAAGCTGGAACTGTAAGAATAAATGTACATCAAGAAGTCGATGTTGCAGTTAGAAATGCAGTATCTTTTGCAATCACTAATGAGGTATCAACAGCCTAGTTAGGTAATTAGGGGAGTAGATTAAACTGCTCCCCATTTTATAAAGGTTTATTATGGAAGTTAAAATTTTAGAAAAATGCTATGTAGGAACTGGTGGTAATCTTCATAAAGGTACAACTGTAGATCTTGATGATAGAGTAGCTGAGAAACTTATAGCTAGAGGTTATGCTGAAAAAAGCACTCAAAAGAAAACAAAAAAATTAAGTAATAAAGCAATTAAAGAATTAAAAACTCCAGAAGGTGAATAATGGCTGTAGAAACTGCTGATGATAGATTAATATTTTTAGATGTAGATGATTTTGGATCTACAGCTAGTTATACTGTTCAAGGTGGTTCAGCAGTTGATATTAAAGGCATTTTTGATAATGAACATATTGAAGTTGATGCAACTGGCACAGTAGGTGTTTCAGTTCAACAGCCTAGATTTATGTGCAGAACAGCAGATGTATCAAGTGCAACTGAAGGAGATGATATTACAATAAATTCAGTAGCTTATAAAATAAGAGTAGTTCAAGATGATGGAACAGGGATGACTAATCTTTTATTAGAGGTTGTTTAGTGGCACATCTAAGAGAACAGATAAGAGATAGAGTAGTAACTGATTTAACAGGATTAACTACTACTGGATCAAGAGTATTCAGATCAAGAATTTATCCATTAGAAAGTAATGATCTTCCGGGTTTATGTATCTTTACAAAGAGTGAAACAACTGATTATGATACAATAACTGTTCCTAGAAGCACTACAAGGATACTAGAGATTGGTGTAGAAGCATATGTAAAAGCTACTGCTGATTATGATAATACATTAGATGATATATCTGTTGAAGTTGAAGAAGCTTTAGCGGGTGATGTTACTTTGAATAATCTTGTTAAAGATAGCAAAATAACATCCTTTGAATCTGAATATAGTGGAGAAGGTGAACAGCCTATTGCTATAGGAAGATTTACTATAGAAGCACTTTATCGTGCTAAAGAAAATGATGTGGAAACTGCTATTTAGAAGGAGATAAATTATGGCTACACACGCAGGATCAGAGGGAACTATTAAAATTGGTTCTGATACTCTAGGAGAAATCAAAAGTTTCAGTATTAATGAAACTGCTGATACAATCGAGAAAACTAAAATGGGTGATAGTGCAAGATCATACCTTTTAGGATTAAAGCAATTTGATGGAAGTGCTTCAGTAAATTGGGATGAAACAGATTCTGGGCAAGTAGCTTGTTCAGTTGGTTCTAGTATTACATTAGAAGTTTATCCAGAAGGCAATACAAGTGGTGATACTTATTATAGTGGAACTGCTTTTGTTACTGCATTTAATGTAAATTCATCTTTTGATGGTATTGTTGAAGCAGAAATAAGCTTTCAAGGATCTGGTGGTTTAACTAAAACTACTGTTTAAGGTGATTTATGTCTTTAGCAAAAGAAATTGCTTCTAGAACAGTTAAAGAAAGAAAAGTTATTGAGATAGAAGGTTGGGGTGAAAATGGTGATCCTCTAGTTCTATATTCAAAACCTTTAACTGCTAGAGATATTATTGATCTTCAAAACAAGTATAAAAACTTTCTAAATGAGATGACTTTAGAAGGTGTAATAGATCTTATTATAAGAAAACTTGAAACTGAAGATGGAGAAAAAGCTTTTACTGTAGCTGATAAACCTATTATTAGGGGTTTTGATCCAATAAAACTTAGTAATATAGGTGCTAGTATTATTGGAGAAGTTACAAGTGTTGAGGAAGCTGAAAAAAACTAAAAGGCGATCAACTAAAGTTAAACCTATATGCTTTGGCTGATCGCTTACACAAAACAATAGATGAGGTTGATCATTTAACTTTATCTGAAATAAATGAATGGTATGGTTACTTTAGGATAGTAGAAGATGGCAGATCCAAATCTAAAAATTAGAATTACAGCTTTAAATAAAACACAACAAGCTTTTAATTCTGTTCAAGGTGGATTAAAGAGAGTTAGTAAAGCAGTTTTTAGTTTAAAAGGTGGATTAGCCGCTTTAGGTAGTGGTGTAGCTTTAAAAGGTTTTGCAAAAAGTATTGATGAATTAGCAAAATCTTCAGCTAGATTAGGTCTTACAGTAAATCAAATTCAATCATTACAATTTGCCGCTAGTCAAACTGGTGCTAGTTCTGAAGAATTAGAAAAAGGATTAACTAGATTCTCAAGGGCAGTATCAGAAGCAAATACTGGAATTGGAACTGGTTTAAGAGCATTTGAGATGCTTGGAGTAAAAATAACTGATGCTTCTGATAATATAAAACCTACAAGACAGCTTTTAGATGAAGTTTCAGATGCTTTAACACAAATAGAAAATCCAGCAGATAGGGTTAGAGTTGCATTTGATTTATTTGGTAGAAGTGGTGTTAATTTAGTCAATACTTTACAGCAAGGATCAAAAAACCTTAAACAATTAGGTGATGAATTTAATGCTGTTACAATTACACTTACTCAAGAACAAGCTAAAGCAGTTGAAGAAGCTAATGATCTATTTGATAAATTAGGTAGGACTTTTTCAAGTATTGGGCAACAAATAACAGCTAATGTTTTGCCAAAATTAGCTAAATTATCACAATTTTTAACAGTAAATATAATGAGAGGACTTGCAGGAGTATCTTCAGCAGTAAGAGGTTTTTTAAATGGTATAGTTGATCTTGCAAAAAAAGCCGGTATTGAGATGAATAAATTTACTTTTGGTGAAGCATTTGAAAAGCAAATAGAGAGAATTACATTTAATATTGAAAATGCTGGAAAAGCATTTATGGATATGAATGGTCATGTAAGTTTAATTGTTGAAAATACAAAAAAACAAAATGAAAAAACATCACAACAAGATAAAATAATGGCTAATTTAACAAAAAGGTTAAATGGTGCTACAAATTCTTTTCAACAATTTAAATTTGAAACAGTTGAATTAAATCAAGAAACAAAAAAATTAGATAATGAATTAGAAAATGTTGCTAGTAGAGGATTATCTTCAATGGAAGATGGTTTAGTTGGATTAATTAAAGGTACAAAATCAGTTTCAGATGCTTTTAGAGATATGGCTAATTCAATTATTGAAGATTTAATAAGGATGCAAATAAGAAAATCAATTACTGAACCTTTATTTGCTGGGATACAATCTTTTTTGACACCTACAAGTAATGCCACAACAGTACCTACCTTTATGGCAAAAGGTGGAAATGTTACATCTGGCAGACCTTATATAGTAGGTGAAAAAGGTGCAGAATTATTTGTTCCTAATAGAAGTGGTGCAATAGTACCAAATGATAAATTAGGTGGTAATGGTAGTCCAGTAGTAGTTAATCAAACAATAAATCTATCAACTGGAGTATCTCAAACAGTTAGAACAGAAGTATTAAATATGCTTCCTCAAATATCAGAAGCGGCTAAAAGTGCTGTTTTAGATGCTAAGAGGAGAGGTGGAGCATTTTCTTCTGCATTTGGAGTTTAAATTATGGCTATAACATATCCTTTATCTTTACCTAGTGTATCTGGAATAGCTTCAGTAAATTTTATTGCTAGAAGTTCTACAGGAATAACAACATCACCTTTTACTTATGAAACTCAAGTATTTAGAAATCAAGGTGAGAGATTTGAAGCTGATGTAACTTTAGCACCAATGAAAAGAGAGGATGCTGAACAATGGAATACTTTTTTTCTAAAGTTATATGGACAATTTGGAACATTCTTATTAGGTGATCCAAATGCTTCAGTACCAAGAGGAACAGCTTCTAGTTCAGCAGGAACACCAGTTGTTAATGGAGCAAGTCAAACTGGAGATACTTTAAATATAGATGGAGTTCCTACAAGTCAAACAGGTTATCTAAAAGCTGGTGATTATATTCAATTAGGTACTGGGTTAACATCTAGATTATACAAAGTTCTAGATGATGCTAATTCTAATAGTTCTGGTGAAGTATCATTAACAATATATCCAGACCTTAGATCATCACCTTCAGATGGTGATACTGTAGTAGTTTCAGATGCTAAAGGATTATTTAGACTTAATACACCAGAACATCAATGGTCTATTAGTCAAGATAGTTTTTATTCTATGACATTTGGAGCGATAGAATCAATATGAGTAGGAGTGTAACAAGTGCAGTTAATACAATATTTGAAAGCAATAGTGTTTCTCCTTTTGTGGCGATTGATTTGGCTTTTGATGGTGGCAATTTTGTTGCTTGGACTGGTTATGGTAACCTAACATTTGGTGGAACTACTTATATAGGTGGTGGAGATTTTTTAAATGTATCAAATGTTATAGAAAATGCTGAAGTACAAGCTAATAATCTTACAATAACTTTATCTGGAATACCTTCAGATTTAATTGCAAGTGCTTTAAATGAAACATATCAAGGTAGATCTTGTAAGGTTTTTCTAGGAGTATTAGATAGTTCAAATGCTGTTGTATCAGATCCATATCTTTTATTTAGTGGTAGAATGGATTTAATGAATATAGATGATGGTGGTCAAACCTGTACTATAAGTGTTTCAGCAGAAAGTAGATTAATAGATTTAGATAGAACAAGAGAAAGAAGATACACATCTGAAGATCAAAAAATAGATTTTCCTAATGATAAAGGATTAGAATTTATAGCTGATTTACAAGATAAAGAAATTGTATGGGGTAGATAATGGGTTTTTTTAAAAACTTAACTAGAGCATTAACAAACCCGGCAACACTTGTATCAGCAATCGCCGCTGTAGCTTTAGCTCCTGCAACTGGTGGAAGTAGTTTAGTTTTATTTGCTAAAGCATATGCTATAACTGCTGTTGCAACTGCCGCTCTACAAACATTAACACCTAAACCTAAATTGCCTTCATTTAGTGATTTTACTAGTCAATCACAACAAAGAACACAATTAATTAAACAACCAACTGTACCAAGAAGAATAATTTATGGTGAAACAAGAGTTTCTGGAGTAATGGGATTTGCTGAAACAACTGATAATAATCAATATTTACATATAGTTGTTTTACTTGCCACACATGAAGTTAATCAAATTGGTACATTATATGTCAATGATCAAGCTTTGACTTTAGATGGTAGTGGAAATGCTACTGCACCTAGTCAATATGCTAATTTAATTAGGATAAAAAAGCATTTAGGAACTGATGATCAAAGTGCTGATAGTGATCTAGTATCTGAATCAGATGGTAAATGGACTAATGATCATAAGTTAAGTGGTATAGCTTATATTTATGTAAGACTAAAATTTGATGCAGATGCTTTTCCTAATGGATTGCCTAATATATCTGCAATAGTTCAAGGGAAAAAAGTATATGATCCTAGAACAACTAATACAGCTTATTCTACAAATCCTTCATTATGTATAAGAGATTATTTAACTGATAGTAAGTATGGATTTGGTGCTAGTTCAGATGAAATAGATGATACATCTTTTACAACTGTGGCAAATATTTGTGAAGAAAGTATCTCACTTCGAGAAGGTGGAACTGAAAATAAATATACTCTTAATGGAACTTTTGAAAGTAATTCAACACCAAAACAAACTTTAGAGAATTTGCTTACTTCAATGGGTGGTATTGTTGTTTATAGTAATGGAAAATTCAAAGTAAAAGCGGCTAAATATGTTTCTCCAACTGTTACATTAGATGATAGTGATGTAAGAGGTGCTATAGGATTACAAACAGCTAGATCCCAAAGAGATAATTATAATGCTGTTAAAGGAATTTTTACATCACCTACAAATAATTTTATTGCCGCTGATTATCCAGCTTTTACTTCTTCTACTTTTGAAACTGAAGATGGTGGTGATAGAAAGTTTCTAGATCTAGATTTACCATTTACAACTTCTCAAAGTATGGCACAAAGATTATCTAAAATTGCTTTATTTAGAAATAGACAAAAAGTAACAATGACAATGTTTTGTTCTTTAAAAGCTTTTCAATTAGATGTTGGTGATGTGGTACAAGTCAATAATAATAGATTTGGTTTTGGCTTAAAACCTTTTGAAATAGCTGAATGGGGATTAGCAATACAAAATGATGATGGTGGTAATCCTGTTATTGGTGTTGATTTAACACTTAGAGAAATAAATGAACAAGTTTATGATTGGACACCTCTTGTAGATGAAAAAGCTTTTCAGCAAGACAATACAACTTTAACTAATCCTTTTGATGTTGCACAACCTGTTATGGCAGTATCAGATGAATTAAGAGCATTAAATGAAGAAGCAATAAGTGTTTTAATAGTTGATTTAACTGTAAATGATGAATTTGTAACTGATTTTGAAGTACAAGCTAAAAAAACAACTGATACTAATTATATTAACTTGGGAAAAGCTTCTGGCAATCGTTTTGAATTAGTTAATGTAGAAGATGATGCAATTTATGATGTTAGAGCAAGATCAATTACTAGAATTAGTGGATCTTCTTTTACAACAACACAACACCAAATAGTAGGTAAAACTGCACCACCTCAAGATGTAACTAATTTTAGTGTTAATATTGTAAATACTGAAGCACATTTATCTTGGACACCTGTAACTGATTTAGATTTATCTCATTATAGAATCAGACATTGTAGAGAAACAACTGGTGGTACTTATGCTAATTCAATAGATCTTTTAACTAAAGTATCAAGACCCGCAAATACAGCTATTGCACCGGCAATGACAGGAACTTATTTTATAAAAGCAGTTGATAAATTAGGTAATGCTTCAACTAATGCTACTTCTAAAGTAGCTATAATAGAGGACATTAAAGGCTTAAATGCAGTTGCTACATCTACACAACATCCTTCTTTTAGTGGAACTAGAACAAATATGGTTGTTGTAGATAATAAATTACAATTAGATACTAGTTTAGTATTTGATTCTAAAACAGGTAATTTTGATGATGGAACTGGTCTATTTGATGGTGGTGGTGGAACTATTCAATCAAGTGGATCTTATGAATTTGATAATGCAATAGATTTAGGTGCTATTTATACAAGTCGTGTTACAGCTACAACAAATGTAGTTAGAACTGATTATGTTAACTTATTTGATGATGTAATAGGTAATTTTGACGATAGATCTGGTTTATTTGATGGAGATGCTCAAGCATTTGATGATACTAATGCTGAATTACTTGTTGCAACTACTGAAGATAATCCAACTATTACTGTTGAAAGTGGTTTAACCTTAACAAGCACGTTATCAGCAAATACAAGTCTTGCTAATTCTAATTTTTCAATAAGTCAAAATGTTGTTTTTGCTTGTGAAGTTGTATTTCCTAGAGTTGTTGATGTTGCTTGTACTGTAATTGAAGTTGGAGCAAGTGGTAGGGGTTTAACAGTTGGTTTTCACGATACTGATACTTTTAGATTGGCTTTTGGCGATGGTGCTAATGATACTCCAAGTAATAGTAAAGTAATTGTAGATGTACCAAAAACAGATTTACCTACTGATGGACAATTACATACATTGGTAGTAGAAGTGAATCTTTCTGGAACTGGCAGAATATTTGTAGATGATGTTTTAGTGGGTAGTTCAACTACTGCAAGTTATAGTGGTAGTTATGCAGGTGGTGATTTTGGTGGATTTATTACTGCCAATGGTACTAATTATATCTTTATAAGAGGAAGTGAACCAAATGTAGGGTGGAAATATGGTTTCTCTGGTGGATTAAGACAATATCAAAATCAATTAATAACAGCAACACTTCCAACATATACTGAGTTTAGAAAATTTTATGTTGGTGATTATAAAGCAAGAGGTTTAAAATTTAAAGTTAACATGACAAGTACAGATCCAGAAGCAACACATCAAATATCAGCTTTATCAGTAGAAATAGATATGCCAGATAGAACTCATGCTGAAGGAAATATAGCAAGTTGGGGTAATCAAGTTCCAAACTCTGAAGAATTTAATAGTTGGTCTAATAATGGTAGTGGTGTAAATATTACAGTTACAGCAGACCAAATTGCTAATCCTATAAATGGTCAAGTTACAGCAGATTTAGTAGCAAAAACAAATGTAAGTTTTAGAGCAGTTTACAAATATGCCTTTCATACTGATGCAGGCACATACACTGTTTCATGTTATGCAAAAGCAAATACAAATAATACTGTTACTTTATTATATGGAAAAGCAGATTTATCACAATACTTTAGGGCTGTATTTAATTTAAGCAATGGAACTTCTTCTTTGGTAACTTCTGTAGGTGGTGCAAGTAATGTTACAGCTTCTATTTCAGCAATTGGCACAGATGGTTGGTATAGATGTTCAATTATAGGAACTGTAACTTTTACAACAACTTCAGTTTTTTATATATATCCAGATCAATATGATTTAGAGAATGCCGGAAGTGTTTATTTATGGGGTGCACAAGTACAACAATCATCAACTTTACCAACCTATGAAAGTTATTCTAATTCAACAGGTACAAAAGCAATTACATATTCACCAAGTTTTAAAGATGTTCAAGGTATTGGAATAAGTTCATCTAACTTAACAACTGGTGATTTTTATGTTATAACTAATGAAAGTGCTACAGGTTTTACTATACAATTTAAAAATAGTGCTGGTAATGGTGTAGGTAGAAGGTTTGATTATGTAGCAAAAGGTTTTGGTGAAATAGCAAGTTAGAAAGGTAAAATATGAGTCAAGTTAGTTCAAATGGTGATTTGTCAGTTGCAAATCAAGGATTTCCTGCTTTTAGAGGAGATTTAAATGAAATTTTAGAAGCGATTTATACTTGTCAAAGTGGAACATCAACACCAGCTAATAATTATGCAAACAGCTTTTTTTATGATCAAACAAACAATCTTTTAAAGTTCAGAAATGAAGATAATGATGCATATATAACAATAATGGGTTTTGACCAAAGTGCTGATACAACAACCAATATAGTTTCAGATGCAACACAAACTTTTACAAAAGCACAAATACCATCAACAGAAACAGCTACAATATCTACAACTAAAACGCTAGATTTTCTTACATACCAGAATTTTATCTTAACGCTTGGCTCTGGTGCTAATACTTTAGCTAATCCTACTACAGAAGCTTCAAATGTAGGGCAAACTGGGGTTTTAATAGTTATACAGCCATCAAGTGGTTCTGCAGGTACAATATCACTAGGCACAGATTATGAAACTGTTGGTGGAAGTGGTTTAACTTTATCAAGTACAAATAGTGCTTATGATGTCGTGCCTTATATAATAAAAGCAGACAATTCTATTTTACTTGGCACACCACAGTTGGCTTTTAGTTGATGTTTAGTTCTGATAAATGGTTAAGTGCTACTGATACTGGATTTTATCCAGAAACTATAGACCAATCTTTACGATTTGATGGCAGTACATCAAAGTTATTAAGAACTCCTACGGCTAGTGGCAATCAAAAAAAGTGGACATCTAGTATGTGGGTAAAAAGAAGCGAACTTGGTATTTTAACTTATATATGGTCTGGTGCAAGTTATTCTGGAAATGATGGTATAGCTTCACTTTATTTTCATAGTTCTGATAAATTATATGTCTATTATGATGCTCCTACTAATAGGATTGGAGATGTTACAAGTGAGGGTAGGTTGTTTCGTGATACAACAAATTGGTATCATATTGTTTGGGCAGTTGATGCTGTAAATACAGTACATAAAATATGGGTAAATGGCGAATTAGTATCAACTAATACAAGTGTTTATCCAACAAATTTTGATTATGGCATGAATAGAAGTGGAACAAGTCAAGCAATAGGAACTCAAGCTTGGGGTAATACACAATTTTTAGATGGATATATTGCTGAGTTTGTGCATTTAGATGGTCAATATTTAGATGAAACATATTTTGGGGAATTTAAGAATGGTGTTTGGGTGGGGAAGAATATTGACGACCAAAATTTTACATTCGGTACAAACGGATTTTATTTACCATTTTCAGATAGCAGTAACATTGGTTATGATTATCAAACATCTGACAGAAGTGGTACAACAAATGATTTTACATCTAGTGGATTAGCTTCTACAGATGTGTATACTGATTCACCTACAAACAACCTTGCTACTTTAAATCCTTTATATGAAGAAAGCACAGCAACTTTATCTGAGGGAAATCTAAAAATAAGTGGTTCAGCAGGTGCTACAGAAATATCAACAATAGCATTTAGAGGAACACAAAAATTTTATTATGAAGTTAAAATAGATTCAATTTCAAGTTGGATAGTTATAGGTATTTTAGAAACTGATGGAGATACAAGTGATTTAAACCCAAATATGTTAACAGATTCAAGATTAACAACTTATGGACAAGGTGGTGCTTATTACACAGCAGGAAGTTATACGAGTAGTGGTGGTTTTTCTTATACTACAAATGATATAGTAGGAATACTGTTTGATAATGGCACTATGACAGCCTATAAAAATGGAGTAGCACAAACTCCAGTACAATCATCAATTTCTACAAGTAAATTAATATTTGCATATGTTGCTATGGATAATGCTTCTCAAGGAATGACACTAAGATTTGCTGAACAAGATTGGACACAAGCACCTACTGGTGTTGATAGCACATATGAATTATCATCAACAAACTTAGATGACACTACACTCTCTCCCAATCAGACAGAAAACGCTAGTGATTATTTTAACACAAGACTTTATAGTGGAGATGGACAAACTACACAAGCTATAACAGGTGTTGGATTTCAACCAGATTGGTTATGGATTAAAGAAAGAAGCAGTACATCAGGTCACGTTTTATTAGATTCAAACAGAGGTGCTAGTAAATTTTTGGTATCTCATTCTACACAAGCTGAAAGCACAGCAACAACTATTCATCAAAGTTTTGACTCAGATGGTTTTACAGTAGGCTCAAGTGGTGCAACAAATGAAAATGGTCAAACCTATGTTTCTTGGAACTGGCTTGCTAATGGTGGAACAACTAGCAGTAATACAGATGGAACGATTACATCAACAGTACAAGCAAGTACAGAAGCAGGATTTAGTATTGTAACTTATACTGGTACTGGTTCTTTAGGAACAGTTGGACACGGACTAACAAACGCTCCTGCTGTTGTAATCATTAAAAAAAGAAGTGCAAGTGGAAATTGGGTTGTAGGTCATCATAAGAATGGTTTTACTGGACAACTTTATTTTGATACTGGAGCATTTAGTACAAATAGTGGTTCATTTAATAATACAGCACCAACTTCAACTGTGGTTACAATTAATACAGATAGCACAGTAAATACAAGTTCAGCAACGTATGTTATGTACTGCTTTAGTGAGGTTTCTGGATTTTTTAAAGCAGGCGAATACACTGGCAATGGCTCAACAGATGGCACGTACATTCATCTAGGCTTCCGTCCTGCTTGGATTATGACGAAAAGGACTAATTCAACTGGAAATTGGTACATGAATGATTCTGCAAGGTCACCTGCAAATCCAACAAGTTCTTTTGGTGCAAATTTATATGCAGATTTGTCAAATGCTGAAAGTGGTAATGGAATAGATATGCTTAGTAGTGGGTTTAAAATTAGGAATACAGATGCTTCACAAAATGCAAGTGGTTCAACATACATCTATATGGCTTTTGGAGATGGAAATACAGCAAAATTTGGAAATAGTAGATAGGAGAAAATTATGGTTTGGAAACATAATGGAGTAACAATAAAAGAGGGAAAGAGTTGGTCAGATGGCACTTATAAACACCCTTATAATTGGGCAAGTGCTTGGTCAGACCAAGATAAAACAGACTTTGGTTTAGTATGGGAAGATGCACCTGCAAGTGAAGAACCATTTGATTCTACTTTTTATTGGGGTAGGCAAGCAGATGGCACTTTGATTGAAAGAAGCCTAACAGATGTAAATGAAGTTGATGAAGATGATAATCCAATTTTAGATGAAAATGGAGACCAAGTTGTTACTAAAGGTCTTAAAACAATATGGATAGAGAAAACAAAACAAACAACAAATTCACTTTTATCTAAATGGGATTGGCAAATTGTAAGGAAATCTGAGAATAATGTTGATATTGATAGTGATGTATCTACTTATAGAGATGCAGTTAGAACAGCTTGTAATACGATTGAAACAGCTATTAATAACTGTAGTTCATTATCAGACCTACAAGCTATGTTTGTTGTGCCTACAGATTCTGATGGTAATCCTACTGGAAAAGCACCAATTTATAATTTCCCGGATGAGATTTAAATGATAGATGGAATGACATTCTGGAATATAATTTTAACATTGGTTGTAGTTCCTGTAGGTTGGGCATTTAATAAAATGTATGGTGAAATAAAAAGACTTCAGCTTGTTTTAGCAGATACTAGAGAAAAGTTTGCTAGAAGGGATGATGTAAAAGATGACATTGATAGAATTGTTCAATCTCTTATTAGATTAGAAGATAAGATTGATAGAGTATTATCCAATAAGGAGAAATGAATAGATCCATTAACAATAACTTCAGTTATAGCAGTAGCTACTAAAAGCTTTGATTTAGTGAAGCAAGGTTTTGCTATGGGCAGAGATATTGAATCAATGTCTGGAGATTTAGGAAGATGGTTAGGTGCTTGTAGTGATCTCACAAATCTAGAGAAGGAAAATCAAAATCCACCAATATTTAAAAAGATTATGAATAGTAAATCTATAGAAGCTGAAGCTATAGAGATTTATGCGGCAAAGAAAAAGTTACATGATCATAGGTTACAACTAAAAAATTATATTGTTGGAATGTCCGGGATGCAAGCTTGGGAGAACTTACTCCGGGAAGAAGGTGCTATTAGGAAAAGAAGACAACAACAAATTTATCAGCAAAGGGAGTTAAGAAGAAAAATTATTAATTATATAGCTATTACATTTTTATGTATTACTATTATTGGTTTTATTATATTTTTAGCCTATCTTTATAAAGAAAATAAAAGTGGATAAAGGTTTGGCAGAAGAAGGAGATATTATGATTAATTGGGATGATTATGAAAATTTTGAAGAAAAAGAGTTTACTTGTACTTACACACAAAGATGTGAGATGAGAAAAGATTTTATGGACAAACTACAAGCATTAAGAACAGCTTATGGACAACCTTTAAAGATCACTAGTGGTTTTAGAGATCCAAGACATCCTGTAGAAGCACAAAAGAATGCACCCGGGGTTCATACTAGGGGAATAGCTTGCGATATAGCTTGTAATGGATCAGAAGCTTATCAGATAGTTAAATTAGCTTTTAATCTTGGTTTTACAGGGATAGGAGTATCTCAAAGTGGAAAAAGAAGGTTTATACACCTAGATATATTTGAACCATCACCAAGACCTAATATGTGGAGTTATTAAATGTTACAAGCATTATTGCCAATATTACAACCAACTATAAGTAAGGTTATAGATTTAATTCCAGATCCTAAAGCTAAAGAAAAGGCTAAAAGAGAGATGGAGAGAGAAGTTCAGAAAGCTGAAACATCTTTTAGAGATTTTGTAGTGGCTTATGAAGGTAGAGGAGATCAAGTCCATTGGACTATACAAATATTAAGAGGATCAGTAAGACCAGTTTTAACTTATTTATTAGCTGGTGCTTTTATTTATGGATTTCTTACTAGGAATGTTTCTGATGACAATATGGAAATGTTATGGCAATTAAATTTATTATCTTTAGGCTTTTGGTATGGGGAAAGAGCGGCTAAAAATCTTGGTTTCAATTTTGCAAAAAAGAAAGAGCAAGAGAATGCAAAACCATCTAAATAAAGATCAAACTATTTTAGAGATTAAAGACCATTGCAAATTATGTCCTAGATGCCAAATTGCATTACAAACTGTTTCTGTTGATGGACATTTAGAATGTATTATGTGCAAAACAATTATAGAGGATTGTTGTCAAACTTCAGCAAGTAAATGAGGAAAAAAACTATTCTAGAAAGTCCTTATTCTGGGGATGTAGAGAAGAATATAGAATATGCTAAAAAGTGCCTTAGAGATAGCTTAGAAAGGGATGAATGTCCTTTTGCTTCTCATTTACTCTATACTCAAGTATTAAATGATAAAGATAAAAAAGAAAGATGGCTTGGTATGTCCCAAGCTTTTGAATGGTATCAGTTTGCTGATCAAATGATTCTTTACATTGATTTAGGTATATCTAAAGGAATGCTGTTAGGTGTTAAACAAGCTGTAAAACATAATATACCAATATTTAAAAGGACAATATTATAAATCTTTTCTAGGAACAAATGTACTAACTCTATTTTTATATCTAGTATGGTCTTTATCTTTTAATGCTCTTGGATCATCTTCAAAAAACATTTCATCTTCTGAAGGCATTGGTGGATTTTTAGATAGATCTTTATATATTTTACTAACTTCAACATTCCTACTTAGTCTAATAGTTTTACAATCTTCACAAATCTTATGAATTTTTTTATGTTTTGGATTTGGCAAAAATAGTTTTTCACACAAATTACATCTTTTATATTTTTTGCTCACTCATTTAAATTACTTATTTTTAGATTTAAATTCAATCAATTTACTTAAATACCATTGTGCTTTTTCTAGATCTTCTAATTGGTTTTTATGTGAATATCTCCAAATATACTTCATAATATTGCCTTGAAGATAAAATTCAAAACCATCACCTAAAGCTGATTGAATAGCTTCAATAGTTTCTATTTTACCTTTTGTATAATGTGGTGGACTATTTACAAAATCACTCATAGTTAAAAAGGTATCTCATCATCATCAATAGTTGGATCTTGTTGAATTTTTTCATTATTTTGTTCAGTAGGTTGAATTTTTTCATTATTTCTAGTTTCAGCACCAAAAGATAAATCATTTACTCTACATTTAAGAGAAGATTTAATATCACCATTTTTATCAGTATATTCTTCAGTAGATAATTCACCAGATATAAAAACTTGATTACCTTTTTTTAGATAAGAATGTAAACTTTCTGCTCTCTTATTCCAGAGATCACATCTTAAATAAATTGTTTTTTTTCTATCACCATATCCAATATTACAGGCAACATCAAAATTACAAACAGTATTAGTTTGTAACTGCTTCAATTCAGCGTCTTTTGTTAACCTTCCATCAAATGATATAACATTCATAATAATTCTCCTTTTCTAATTGTGAATATCTCTTGTTCTTCATCAGATAAATTTTTACCTAATGCTTTATAATTTTCTCGATAATACTTATTTACATCTTGTACTGTTTTACACTCAGCTAGTGCAGATTTTAAACTAGTAATGGTGGATGAGGAGGATACACCACCATCACTAGTATTCTTAGAGGTAATATTATTTTCAAGGGTTTTATCTGATTTACCTCTTAAAGTCATATTACCATCATCATCAGAATCTTGTAAACCAAACATAGTTATTAAGCTATATCTTCTTAAATAGCTGATTGCAGATCCAAAAGAATGATATGTTTCTTTTTCAGTTTTTAGTTCTATCACACTTTCAATAAATTCACCACTATCTAAATGCATTATTGTGGTCATCAGATAAGGGGAATTAAAATTTTGATACCATTCAATCCCAAATTTATTTGTGCCTTCTAGCACCTTTAAAAGGTCATTTAAAGTAGCATATTTGATACCACCAATATTATTTCTAATCATTTGATTTTTACCAGTAGCTTTAATAAAATTCTCTCTCCTAAACTCAGCTATTGCTTTAACTACTTTTGCTTTTGGTAAACTATTATTTTTATCTTCTAAAACTTCCATAACTTCCTCGCTTCCTCTAAATATTCTTCTCCAATGTCCCAATAAAAATTAGGTCTGCCATCTCTTATAAATTCTGGATCTATAATCCTAGCTAGATCTTTTGGCTTATCACTATACTTTAATAGATTTTGCCTTATTAGTGCCTTATTTCTCATTTCCTCAATGTAATGCTTAAAATTCTCATATCTTAATTCATCACAATTATAAGGAGTAAAAAAAACTGCTTCAGCTTCATTTACATAGCAAATACAAGGACTAACATTTAATGCATGATGGTATAAAGCTGATTGTAATAAATGATTATGCATTGGTGCTTTAGGCAAAGTTTGTTTGCTCCAACCTTGTGTACCATCTTTTTTTATCTTTGTTTTTCTAGGTGGTTTTATTTTAATCTCACAAAACATCTTATTTTCTACAAAAAGATCTACATATCCTAATATTGGATAATCTATGCCTGTAAGATTAAAATTTACTTCTACTTCAGTATGAGCATTGTCAAAACCATTTTCTTTTAATATCTCATAGCCATTTTTTACAATATCTGGAATTATTCCTCTAAATTTAATTCTTTTAGCTTCATCTTTATTTGCATCTTCAAAATCAAAATGTACTTGTCCTTCTTTACAAGCTTCAGCTAAATCATATCCAGATAATGCCATTTGGATTGATTCGTGGCAAACTTTACCAACTGCGGCATTCTCACTAAATATGATCTGATTTCTTTCCTCTTGCAGATATAAATACTTAAACATCCATAAAGCAGTAGGTTGTAATAGCTGAGAAGCTGAAAAATGTGTAATTTTTTGATCATTCATACCACTAAATTATAGAAAAAATGCATTATTTCAAGAAATATTTACTTTTTTTTACTTTTTTGCTTGCATAGTGTTACCAATATGGTAATATCTTAGTATAAACAAATGAGGAGATACAAAATGTTTTTAGAAATAACAAGAAAAGAAATAGAAGAATTAGAAGATAATAACCAACACGGAGAGGTTGCACTTCAATTAACTAAATCTTTTGGAACTTATAGAGAATATGAAGAGGTTAAAGAGATTAATAAAGCACATTTTGGTAGAGGTCATATTTTACATGATGAGCAAAAGAGAAGAGATCAGATTATTGATAAATATTATGAACTTACAAAGTAAACCTATTAAGGCAGACATAGTTCTGCCTTACAAGATTTACTTAGTAGATCATAACTTAAATGAGGAGAAACACTAATGAATATAACAAAAGAAAAGCAAAGAAAACATATAACTTCATTATATAATTCTTTGGTTAAGTTCTATGATCATATTGAGAAAAATCAAGATCTAAAAGCTTTTCAAAGAAAACATCAAACAAGTTTAAGAAAAGAACTAAAAGAATTTATAGCAGTTAGTAAATTTTATACTAGAAAAGATAAGTTAGCTGAGAAGCAATCAACTTATGAATATTACAAAAAAAATTCTGAAGATGGCTTTACTGTAATGGTTACTGAGGGGATGGATTGTGATGGTGGTCAATATAGACATATAAGCAAACCAATTCCTTTAGTTCCTGTAAAAATTGATAAGGCGATTGATATAGCACATGACTCTAAAGATGGTTATATGATGGAATATTTTATCAAACCTTCTGAAGCTGAGAAGATGCAAAATGTTTCTATTGATAGAGGTATGGAAGCATTTGAGAATGGACATTCACACACATTTAGAATGGGAGCAATGTAATGAGAAAAAATGGTATGCAAAATCTTACTAGAAATATTAAAGGTGCTTGGGTTCATAATGATACAGGTGTTTATGCAACTGTTAAAAAAATTGGTGGTGTAGCTATCATTAAAACCTTTCATGCTGATGGTAAGTTATGGGATCAAATCCATTGCAACAATTTTGGTTGGAATGTAAATGGATTTATGCTTGGTATGATCAGATCATGTAATAATGGTGATGCTGAGTATTCTCCTAAGTTTGATGATAATAAAAGATTTTGGAGATTTTAGAAATGGAACACATTAGATTTGCATTAAGTTGCGCACCTAAACATAAAGATTGGAAATATGCTAATATGTATGAAGTTAATTATGATAATTTCAGACATAGCAATAAAGGTGGTTCTAGAATTAATTGGGCAATAGAAAAAGATGGATACATTTTTATCACAGATGGAGTAGCTGTTTATAGTTGTTTTGAAAAAGTTGAATATCCAATTTTTAAAATTACTAAAGAAGAATTTGATGATTTAAATCCAAAATTTGTATGTTGTGTTAATTCAAATCATTATGCTTGTCATATTAATGTAAGTGGTCAAGCAAAACCAAATAAATCAAGTAAAGTTAATATTTTATGTAAGGAGCATTGTTTATAATGGATACTATAATTTATTTAATAAAAAAATATGGAGTTTATTTTATAGAGTTTATTGGCATACTCGTTGTTTTTGGTAGCTTGTATGCTTTATATCTTCTTTTATGGGCAATTACCGGGAGTTATTACTAATGAAGCTGAATGATTATTTAAAAGAATATCATATCTCACAAAAGCAGTTTGCAAGTGCTATTAATGTAGCACCTGCAACTGTTAACAGATGGATATTTGAGAAAAGAACACCATCCTTAAAAAAAGTGTTGGAGATCAAGAAAGTTACTAATGAAGCAGTTGATTTAGAGGATTGGATAGATGGGTAAAATGCAAAGAGATAAAGGCGCTAGATTTGAAAGAGAAATAGTTAAACAACTAGATCTACATGAAATAAAAGCTAAAAGAGTACCTTTATCTGGTGCAACTTGGCTTAAAGGTGATGTCATAGCCAAGATCAATAATGAAGAATTTGTTTTTGAATTAAAGAAAAGAGCAGATGGATTTAAACAGATATATGATTGGTCTAAAGATGTTGATGCTTTGATTATTGGCGCTGATAGGAAAAAACCTATCATATGTATGGATTTAGATGATTTTTGTGATTTGGTAAAAAATGGAAAAGATTAAAATATTAGATCTTTTTAGTGGGATTGGTGGTTTTAGCTTCGCTGCTGAGAGATTAGTAGGTGGTTTTGAAACAGTTGGATTTTGCGAAATTGATAAATTTTGTCAAAAGGTTCTAAGGAAGCATTGGAAAGATGTTCCAATTTATGATGATGTGAAGGAGTTAAAAAATGAAGCAGATGGATTTAGAGGAGTTAACATTGTATGCGGGGGATTCCCGTGCCAACCGTTTAGTCTTATGTCAGCAGAAAAAAGAAAAGGCTTTGATGATGACAGATATTTATGGGATGAAATGTTTGAGATCGCTAAGATGGTCAAAGCAGATTGGATTATTGGCGAAAATGTTGTTGGTCTGCAGTCAATGGGATTGGAACAGATTTTACTGGGTTTGGAGAGTGAAGGCTATCAATCGCAAGTATTCAATATTCCAGCTATGTCCGTTGGAGCAAATCATTCAAGACAAAGATTATGGATTATTGCCAACACCTCTTGCACATCTAGAGATAGAAGCTGGGTACCCGTCAGAATGGGAGAGAGAAACATCTTTAACTTGCGATATTTTGAGGTTGGAAAAGATGGACAATCAGATTGGCAAAGTGAAAGCAGAGTTTATAGAGGAGATGATGGGTTATCCAAGGGGATGGACAGAATTAGAAAGCTTAGATTGAAATCTCTTGGCAATAGTATTGTCCCACAAGTAGCTGCTCAAATATTTCAAGCAATAAAGGAAACTTACAAATATGTATGAAACTAAAGAAGATTTAATTAGAGAAACTAAAGTTATAGATGCATTTTGTAAGCACTATAAATTAGAAAAACAGAAGCTACCAATGACACAACAAATAGATTATGCCTTATGCATTGATAAAAAGATTGTAGGGTTTGCTGAAGTCAAATGTAGAGTGTTTAAACATGATCAATATAAATCAATGTTTGTTGGTTTTAACAAGGTGCAGAAAGCTAAAGAACTATTTGATCTTACTAGGAAAAGAGTTTTGTTATTAGTCTGCTGGTCTGATGTTTATGGTCATATAGATTTTGCTGAAGATTTTGATATTGCTTTAGGTGGTAGAAAAGATAGAGGTGATAAGAATGATTTTGGATTAATAGCACATTATCCAATAGATAGTTTTACAATATTAGGGAGAGTTCCAATATGAGTTTTAAAGCTATGGCATTTGTATTAGAGCAAGAACTAGAAGATCATTTAGCTAAACTTGTATTGATTGATTTAGCACATCATCACAATGAGGATTATGATATTGCTTTTCCTTCACAAAAAAGGATTGCACAAAGAAATTGTGTTTGTGAAAAAACTGTTCAAAGAAAAATAAAAATATTATGTGATCTTAACATTATTACTAAGATAAAAAGAAAAAATAAAACCAATGCATATAAGTTTAATTTTAATAAGGTAGGGGACTCAGTAGTCCCATATGAAAAAGAAGGTAGGGGACTCAACTCAGTCCCATTGGAAAGGACTCAGCTAAGTCCTATTGGAAAGGACTCCCAAGAGTCCTCTAATAATATAATTAAAGATATATCTAATGATAATATACTTGCATTTGAAGAATTTTGGAAAAACTACATAAGAAAAGATGGATCTAAGCAAAAGGCAAAAGATAAATATATTAAGATATTAAAAGAAAAGAATATAACACATCAATTATTATTAGATGCATTAAAGAAGTTTAATAAGAAGGTAGAAGGAACTGAAACACAATATATTCCACATTGCACTACTTGGCTTAATCAAAGAAGATGGGAAACAGTTGAGGAAGTCAATAAACAAGAAAACAATGAAAAACTATTTACTGGTGTAACTGTAGAAGAATTTAGATCAGCTTCTAGACCAAGAAAAAGATATTATATAAACAATTTTGGTCATCAATTAACTGAATATGTCAATCAAGGAAAATTAACATTAGAGGAGATAACATACATATGAAACCTGCATTTTTATTAATATGCCTATTAAATGGTGATGTAAGTTCACAATTAGATTTTAAGAATGTAAATACTTGTAAGTATTTTGCTAAGAAGCTGAACAATCAAGAAATAACTGATAAGAACTATGAATGCTTTTGTAGGTTAACAAAAGTAAATAAGGATAGAAGATTATGGTAAAATTTATAGAAAAAGAGAGATGTTGGGTTAGATGTGTTGGAACTAATGTCTGGGTTGAAGGTGAAGTAGTTAAGATAAATAAAAAAACTATTAGAGTTTATAATTCTGTTAGAGGAATAGAAGGTAATTATTCTTATGACAATGTTAAGAAAAGAAATTGGATGTATAGAGATGTTTAAAGGTATGGCTTTGATATGTGCTGTTTGGATAGCTAATAATGAAGCTAAACAAGAATGTTTTACACATAGATTTAGTTGGGAAGCTGAGACAAAAAAAGAATGCCAACTGAAACTGATAGAGTATCAGCTTCATAAGAAACCAACATATCATAAATTAATTATGAGTGAATGTATTAAAAGAGGAGAATAATAATGAAGAAACTATTAATAATCATAGCACTTACTGGATGTTCTTATAATCCAGTTCCAGATCTTAGAGTTAGTAAATCAGCTAACTTTTATCAAAGAGATCTAAGAGAATGTGAAGATCTAAGCACTAAGGCTAGTTCATCACTTGATAGGTGGATTACTACCAATGGATAT